AGTTATGGTAACTTTATCTATAAATCTTTGAACATAATATTGTGTTGGAGTTCCTGTTGAAGTTTTGTTTGATAAAGCTTGATAAGTAGATCTGTTTATTTTTGTCATTGGAGTATCGACATTAGAAGAGTTTCTATAAACTGCCTCTAAAATATCATCCACACCATAAACTGCAGTTGCATCTGAAGTGCCATCACCTGTTGATCTAAACATTGTGTACACTGCTTGATCAGCAACTAAAGTAATATCATTATTTGCTATCTGCCAATAATGTAATCCTCTATTTCCCCACTCTTGAAAAAGAATATTTAAAGATCTTCTAGCAGTTCTTAATTGATAACCTGATACTCCACGTATTCCGATTCTTTCATATGCTTCTTCTATTATCTCATCAATAGAAAAATTTTTATCAAAAATAACCGTTCCAGAAGTAGTGTTAGCCATTTAGCCTCCTACTTATCTATTAAGAATGTTGCACCTACTAAATTAGCAATTGCAGAAACTTTCATTCCACCAGGAAATAAAATTCCATCTTCTGGTATATTAAATGCAAATACATCACCTTCAGGGCAATCTCCTTGGAATAAAGTTGTGCTGTCTGTGTTATCTTGCAACGTAACTGATCCTGCTCCAGAGCCATCAGAAGCTAAGATCATTCCTCTTAGTCTTGTTCTTCCAGCAAATACTGCACCAGTTCCTGTAACTCTTACTGCTTTTACATCTGATTTCATTGTTTATACTCCGTTAAATTAAGTATGGGGCCGAAGCCCCACACTAAATTAATTATTAACTTACTGCTGCACTAAAAGGTGTAGCTAAGTTACTAGTTCCACCAGATGTAACTTGTACGCCCCATCTGTTTGCACCAATAGCTTTGCAAGTTATGATTGATCCAGCTAATCCTCCAGTTGTAGTACCATTTAAAGTAATAGTATCTGAAGCAGCTGCAGTCATAAAACCTTCAGCATTGTCACTTGAATCCGTATCAACAAGAATCGCGTTGCCAGTCATCGTATCATTGGCATTAGCAACTTGTAAAACAAAGTCACCAGATTTATCTGTTCCAATATAGATTTCAAACGAAGCACCTAAATTGTTTGCTGAGTTCGGATCATTACCTGGACCTGCAACACCTGAATCAGATGATGAATTAATCGCAGGTAAAGTTAAAGTAGCTGCACCAGCAACATTGTGGTACAACATTCTACCAGCATGTGTATCAACGGTCAAAGAAGTTGCACCTGCTCCAATACTTACAGAGTTTCCAGTTCCAACACTTTGAAAACCATTAATAGATTTTACTGGTCCTTGAAATGTAGTTTTTGCCATAATTATATCCTCCTAGTTTACAGATCATAGTCTCTAGGCCGTCGACTATACGCGTCTATGATCCTTTAATAATTGTATAGTGATTATTGTATATAACAGATTTAAATAGAGTGCAAGAACTCCCTAGCAGTAAAAACTACTTTGAAAAAATTTGAGCCCTATTTATCCTGCGTAAAGATGATTTTCTAAATCTCTAGGATTTCTAGGATTCTCTTGAGCACTTAAAATAGATCTGATAGTTTTTTTGATCTCATCTCCAAGAACTACCATATCCGGTGTTATCAACCCATTGTTTCTAAGGAATAGTCCGTTCCATTTAGACTCAAGTTCGACCTTCCTTGCGAACAATGCCATGGTGCTTAGTCCGTCCATCATTAACCTCCTCATAGGTTATATAATATCCATTAAGATATGCTCCTAATGGGTACGGCTCCCATTCTATATCATTTTTTCCTAGATAGTCAATGATAAACGGAGTCAAATTTTCTGCAGTGTTTATAGGCTCTTTTGAAGAAATTATAAATTTTGTTTGAAGATCGTGAGTAATTAATCGAATTAAATAATCTTTCATACTTTCAATTTACCATAAAAAAAGGGGGCCCGAAAGCCCCCTTTTAAATCGTTAAATATTAAGCACCTGGTGATGCAAAAATACCTCTAAAGTCAGATACACCAAATGAGTATCTTTCTCTAGCTTTGTATCTCACGTTACCAGTATCGAAATCACCTTCCATCGCAGTTTTGATAGGAGATCTTTCGAAATACTTCATGCCATTCGGCACGTCAGTAATAATGTAAAACGCATCCGTGTCAGTTAAAAAGTTATTAACTCTATAACCTTGCGGAACCATACCCATAGATACGACTGCATTTATATCATTATCAGCTGTTCCAGTTCTTCCAACAGATTTCATCAATCTTTCAGCTGTGAATTGTAACTCAGAAGGGATAATCATTTTAACACCTCTTGCAGCAATTTTCAGACCTCTTTCGTCTGTTAGTGCAGCAATGTCAATTAATGATTGCTCTAATGAAGTTTCATTCAAGTCAGCCGCTGTAGCTAATGTATTAGATGTAGTTCCAGCGATTGTTGGGTGTGATGCATTAAATAATGATACACCATCACCTGATGTGAAGCTTCCAGATGGTAATCCATTAACTAATGGATTAACAGCTTTAACTTGTTTAGTGTTCGCCATGGATCTAGCTAACGCTTTTGTATATCTTGAAGATAGTTGATCATACAGGTTATCCTCGATCGCTTCCTCAGTTATCGCGAAGGCAAGAGCTATAGTCTCGTGACTATATCTTGCAGTGTAAGTCTCTTGAGCATTGTCAAAAGCAACACCAGAACCTTCTGGTTTAACTTGAGCTTGAGCGAAGCCAGATAACATTACTTCTTCTTCAAACGCTCTGTCTGAAGATTCAGTTGTGTAGATCTCAGCGTGCTGATTCTCATAACGATTATATTCCAGGCCGAATAAGGCATTCAAACCCGGCTCTAGTTCTTTGACTAGTTGTCCTCTAGAAATGGCCATAGTTATCCTCCTTATACTCCATTTACGTTCATGTCT